TTGGTTGTCCACGAAGATTTACATACCCATCAGGTTCATATCCCATTTGCCTCATCATAATTTCTTGTCGTCTTGCAGAACCCCTGATTGTTTGCACATTTCTCCCAAAGTTTTTAAAAGCATCTCCGACAACAGAACTTCCTTGTCCAGAACTTCTCATTTTAGGAATACTCACTTGGACAGGTTCGGAAGGATGCCAATCTCTTATCATACTTGGAGATGATGGTGATTGGTTATATTTCCGCACTTCTGGTTGAGAAAATTGTCTTCCAGGAATCTGTGGCAAATTAACTCTGTTCAAATTAATTCCAAGAAATTTATTTTGATATCCCATACCAGTATATCTTGGAGCCATTACACTACCAGTCCCAGGCAGTCCCATTCCACCCAAGAAATTTAATGCTTTACCAAATCCACCAATCATTCCACCACCCTGAAAAGATTTAATTGGTTTTTTAATCAATCCCCCACCTTGGGCAAGTTGAATATTATTCACCATTCTAGGAATATTGGTTCCTCCAGCATCCTTATTCAATTTAAGAAAGAAATTAGCACCATACTTATCAACTGCTTTTTTTGACATCATAACTTCACCTGGTTGAGCAGCAATAAACTGAGTATCAGGGCCTGCACCAGTAATTCTTACTCCACTGTCTTCAGTAATTCCACCACCACCCTCAAATCCAATATCTCTGGCATCAATTTCTCCACCACCAAAGAAGGATCTCCTTTTAATTTTTCCACCACTACTAAATGCACTACCAAGTCCTCTCTGGAGAACTTGTTCTTGTTGTAGTTGTGGGATTCCAGGAGTTCTTCCTGTCTTTGCAGTTTCTTCAGGAAGAACTATAGAGGGGTCTGTTTCTTTAAATTCTTTTCTCCTCTGCTCATTCATTTGAGTAGCAGCATATGCGCCAACTCCAGCAAGTGCTGCTCCAGTTAATATTGGATGAGCCGCAGCAAATCTAACAAGTTGGGGAATAAATCCTCTCAACATTTTGAGAGTACCACGAACAAATGCGCCAAAAGGAGTTAAGAATAATCCAGCAGCAAATGCAAGAGAAGGCCACCAATCTTTTAAGAATCTTCCAAGAATTTTAATCTTTCTTTCATTTGCTGGGTCAGCAAACCATTTTAAAACTTTATCAACCAAAAATCCAATCAAAGTAAATTGGATGAATTTCATAATTCTGTCAAGAATACTTTGAAATGGTGCTACCAACTTCTTCACCAATCCAAGTGCTTTTTGAATTGGTTTTTCTAATTCCCCCTCTCTTTTAACTCTTCTTTTTTGCTCATCTTCTTTTTTAGATTCTTCTGCTTTTTTCTTTGCTTCCGCATTTTGTCCAATAATACTTTTTAATAACTCATCAAGTGCTTCAGAGATATCTTTAATATCTTCAGAAGATCCCTCACCAGATGATGACAGGGGTTGGGGAATAACTGCTTTAGATGTTAAATAAAATCTTTCAGTAGAAACTTTAATCGGACCAGTGACTCCAAGATTTTCTGCAGTGATTTTTTTTCTTCTTATCTTAAATCTACCAACCTTTCCCTTGACTTTTCTAAATTCCTCTACAAGAAGTTCATCCTCCTCTGTAGAGAGTTGTTTCCCAAAACTTCTTGATGCTGCAAGTCTTTCCTTTAAAAGTGAGATATAAGTTCCATAATCAATATCATACACTCCGTCCAATCCAATAACTTTTAATATTCGTTCATCAATATCTTCATCAACTAAATCAGTTTCACGAGTTCCTTCATACAAAGCAAGAGCAGACTCTCTTTTACCTTCGTCTCTTATACTTGCCAGTAGATCATCTAACTCGTCAGGACCCATTTTGCTGCTGTTTAAGTTTTTCTTCTTCTAAATGAGCTCTTAATAATTCAACATAGATATCCCTTTCCCAAGGTATCATGTTTTCAATCTCTGTTAATGAGTATTTATGATACTGCATCAAAGAAAAATTTAGCTTAAAATACCCCTCCAGATCCATATGGACCAGGGCTATGCGAAAAAACTTGAGAGTCCCTCCAGCACGACAGTGCTTTCTACGGTTGTCTTTGGATTTGTTACAGTAATTTCGTGAGAAAGTTTTGGCATTGTTTCAAAGAATTTTTCAATCTCTTTAAATTGAGTTGAATTCATTTGTTCAAGAAAATCTACCAATTCTTTTTTAGTTACATCGGCAGAAGCCCAAACTTCATCTTCATTATAAATTTTATCAATACATGAAGCAACCAAATCAAATGATTGATCCATTGAGTTGTCAGAACTAAAATCAAAATTATTTTTAATGAATTGATCAAGTGATGGGTATTTCATTTCCATCACAATTGAAGCATCAACTTTAATTTTATTCGTATGTTCTTCTTTCTTTTGAACTCGAATATCATCAATATTAATTTTTACGGGAACGTAAGTTTCTCCATCATCGGGACAAATGACATTGACTTCAATCTCTTCTCCAACAGATTTACCACGAATATTGAGAAACAAATATTCGATGTCAAAAGTAGGGAGAGTTTCTACTTTAATTCCTTTTGTATGAATACATGCTTTGATTACATTTTTGATTGCAGTTGTAATCTCTTTTGTATTCTCACTCTCAAGTGCAAGAATTAAAAGTTTTTCTTCTTTGACTAAAAAGGGCCTGTACTGAACTGTTTGTCCCGTCGAAGGCAATTCCAACTCATATGTTGGTGTAGATATTTTTGGTAAAGGCATAATATCCTATAGAAGTTTCAGTGTGATTATTTATGACTCACCATAAACAGTATTATAATAATTTGCTTCTAATGATTCTTGAGTTGGAGAAGTTGCAAATGACATTGCATCCAAAATTTGTTCATCAGTAACTCCACGAAGAGCAGATGAGTTTGGAATTTTTGAATTTAATATTTCTCCACCACCAATAACGTATCTTGAATAATTAAACGATACAGTGCATTTTAATAATTGAGAGGAATCATAAGAAACTGGCATAGAATCAATACTGATCGGATATGCGTTTATAAACCTGTATTGAAGTATTCTTCCATTATAATCTCTCTCAAACTTTTTAAGATATATTGTTGTTTGATATTGTTTTGGAAAATTAACTCTATAAAAGAAATTTGGTTCTTCTACTCCAGTGACAAATTGTTCATTTACAATATAAGAAATCCAATTTTCAAAAAAGTAAATAATATTATAATCGTGATCAACATAAAAAGTAAATGATGCTCTATCATCATATTGCCTTCTATATGCATGTCTTTCAGTTACACCACTATGATCATTGTTAATTTCATGAGTTGCTAAAGAAGAACCTGGAAGAGCTGCCTCCGAACAAGATAGTGAAATAAAATCTTCATTTCCAGTATAAGGAATACCCAACCCCGCAGCATTTTTATCTTCTATCCACTCTCTTACCAACTGCGGGGGATTAAAAGTGCATTCAAAATGAGAAGTCAGAGCAGGATTTAAAATAGATGCCTTTAAATCAGATAGTAATTTTTTTCTTGGTGAGGGTGCAGGCATGTGCCTATAAATACTTTTACTGGTATATTATGTAGTTAGGATAAATGGCAGAAAGTCTTAAAAGTAAGTATAAACCAGAGTATCCAAAAAAATATAAGGGAGATCCAAATAACATCATTTGCAGAAGTAGTTGGGAAAGAAGATTTTGCAGATGGTGCGATTTAAATGAAAATATAATTTCTTGGGGCAGTGAAGAATTTTGGATTCCTTACCTATCTCCTGTTGATAATCGTGTGCATAGATATTTTCCAGATTTCATTATTAAAGTTAAAGAACAAACTGGTGAAATTAAAACATATGTAATTGAAGTAAAACCAAAAAGACAAACTATACCACCAAAACCAAAATCAAGAGTTACTAAATCATTTTTATATGAAGCAAAAACTTATGCAGTCAATCAAGCAAAGTGGAAAGCAGCTGATGAGTGGTGTAAAGATCGTTTATTAGAATTTAAACTTATCACCGAAGACGAATTAGGTATTAAATAATGGCACTTTCAGGTTACGAAAAACCATTAAATGAATACACAAAAAGTGAGTTAATTGATATTGCACAAAAATATACAATCTATTATCAAACATCTTCTGGAAGAGGTTCAATTGAAAATTATAAAGATCTTACAAAAGAAGAATTAATTGGACTTATTGAAAATGATAGAGATTATCAAAGAGCACAACCAAAATCTAGAATTGGTATCTTAAAAAATAAAATTAAAGGAATGAATGATCCTGAAGAAATTATGATTGAAATAATTTCTTTATTTAAAGATTTGGAAATCATTCCAGAACCAGGCAAATATTATACTTTCATTTATAATGCAAAAACTCCTGGCATGAGATATGATCAGCATCCTCTAATTGCAGCATTAGAAATTTTTTCTTGGGGATTTAAAGGACTTAATTATCATTGGGAAGATATAGATCCAACTCAGTGCATTCGAAACTATACTTGGAATGAAGTGGCAGGACAAATGCATGTTGTTTATAATGATGAAATTCAATTTATGAGAAGAATTAATTATGCAAAGTTCTTAATAAATAGATAAAAAAACAGTTATAAATGTCTCATACTCTACAAAAAATTGAGATAACAAATCCTCTCGTGATTGAGGAGGGTTTCTGATGGCTGGAAAAAATTATACTTGGCAAGTATCGTCACCAAATATTGGAACTGGGGAAGGTGTCATAAGTTCGGCATACAAAGTAAATGGAAAAATTCCAATTACAACAATATCTACAAGTAACCCATTAGGATATGTTAAAGTTTTTCCCAATAGTAATTCAACTAATTTTAATATAAAAAATCTTGAATATGCGATTAGAACTGATGGAAAAATAACGTATAGAGTTCAAGATGGAACTCAAAATCCAAGACTATATAATAGCCTTCAAGATCTGGCAGATGGTCGTGGTAATTGGGATGGGACAACCACGATGCAGGTTCAAAAACAAATGACTGCTAATTTGACAGAATCTGTAAAAACATATAATCAAAACAATCCAACCCAAAAAATTGGGCCATCCACTGCTCCCACAACTCAACAGCAAGTATCTGCATCAATAGAAGGTGCTTTGGAAGAGGGAAAGGAACAAGGGATTTCAAATACAAATATAAAAATAGATGCAAATTATAGAAAAGTTTACGGTAATTATTATTATCCGAAAGATTTGGAAACAAATAAACAAGATGTAATTAAATTTAGTATGCTAAGAATTGCTGGAAGTTCTATAAGAACAGATTTCCAAGCAGGAACCCAAGTAATAAACAGAACTTTTATAAACGACATAATAGGTTCTGTAACCTTGCCAGTTCAACCATCAATCACAGATAATAATACAGTAGATTGGAGTGGAGGAACATTAAACGCCATACAAGCATATGCAGCGGCTGCTGGTATAAATTTAATTGGTTCTAATGATGTAGCAGATCTTGGAACTCAAGTAGGAACAATTTTGGGACAAATTGCAAAAGAAATAACTACAAATGGAGATAATGCACAAGCATTGAAAGTTTTCTTTGCACAAGAAGCTGTTGGAATACAAAATCTTTTATCAAGAACATCTGGAGCAATTCTCAATCCAAATTTAGAACTTTTATTTAATGGGCCTTCATTACGTCCATTTTCTTTTACATTTAGATTATCTCCTAGAGATGAATCCGAAGCAAACCAAGTTAGACAAATTATTAGATTTTTCAAACAGGGAATGTCCGTAAAAACAAGTTCTTCAAATATTTTTTTACAATCCCCAAATATTTTTAGAATTAGATATTTGACACGGGATGGTAAAGAATCAGAGCACCCATCTATCAACAGAATAAAACGTTGTGCATTATTAAGCTGTGATGTTGACTATACTCCTGACGGGACATACATGACATATAATGATCCCAGGAGAACAATGACATCGTATGGAATGACACTCAGATTTAGTGAACTTGAACCGATATATGAAGATGATTATTTGCCAAACACAGAAACTACAAAAGGAAGACCTTTAGCAAACGACGAAATAGGTTACTAAAATGCCAACATACTTCCGACAAGTTCCAGATTTTGAATACGTAAGTCGCACCACCGACAGTCAAAATATTTCAGAATACAAGACTGTAAAAAATCTTTTCAAAAAAGGAAAACTTAGAGAAGATATTTTTGGTGATTTATCATTCTTCACTAAGTATAAAATTGTAGGAGATGATCGTCCAGACAATGTTGCATTTGAAATCTATGGTGATGAAACTTTAGGCTGGTTAGTTTTATTATGCAATAATATTCTCAACGTCCAAACCGAATGGCCTTTATCTCAACAATCATTTCAAAATTTTTTACTGAGTAAGTATGGATCTGAAGACAACATCTTAGAAGTACATCACTACGAAACTATAAAAGTTACTGATAGTTTTGGAGTAACAATTGTTCCAGAGGGACTTCAAGTTCAACCTGATTATAGTGTTGAATATTATGATAGTGGACTGGGAAATTATATTATAAAGACAAATATAGTGAGAGAAGTTACAAATTATGATTATGAAAACAAAATTGAAAATGATAAAAGAAATATTTTTATTTTAAAACCAACCTATTTGAATGTGGTTCTGAACGATTTAGAGGAAATTATGCCATATAAAGAGGGTTCCACTCAGTATGTAAGTGAAACCCTCAAGAGAGCAGATAATATTAGACTTTACTCGTAATCACTCATCAGCAAGACGAGAGAAGTATGCAAGAGCATCATCTTCATCGTCATCAACCTCTTTAGTGACTACTGGAAGTGAAGGAGACTTAGAACGAGCATAGGACTCTTCAAGTTCTTTTACAACAGAACTCTCAACATTGTTCTCAGAGTAATCATCATACTCAGTTTCTTCTTCAACAGAAGAACGAGAAGAACCTTTCTGTCCAAGAACATAATTCAGACGTTTCTCAAGTTCTTCATAAGACTTGAATTGATCGGGAGCAGTTACAGCAGCAAGAGAATATTCTTTCTTCCAGATTGCTTCCAGAGCATCATCATCGTCCAGCAGAGGTTCTACAGAACCAAACTCAGACTTGTCGTA